GCAAGGTACGCAGGCTCAAACACTGGACTTACATCATACAATCTATCTATCTTTGTAATTTCTCTGTGTAGTACGTTGTTATCGTCTCTATACCATCTATCACCACCGTCTTTAGGCAATGTAAAAGCAAAAGAACTAGTATTAATTTCGCCCCTTGATAGATAAGATAGTAATTCATCCCCTAACTGTGTTTTAGGGGCTTCGAATGAATAGTGCAAACCATCTTCATTAAGCGCAAGTGTAAGGCTACCAATTCCATAACGTGAACGTGCAAGCACTCCCCTTGCTGAATCGTGGTTAAGGTAGGCGAATACATCACTATTATCTAGCGTTTCTTGTGTGATTGCATTTGGACTAATTCTCTCAATATACCCCATATCTTGTGAATCACTGTTAAAGACAATTGCAACACCCTCTACTAGTCTTGAATCTTCGCTAGTTCTTTTAATCTGATTACTGATATTTCTAATTTCCTTGTTTTCCATATACTTAAGTTATTTAGAAACTACAGTAAGGGGTAAAGTTCCCCAACTGTAGATTATTAATAGTCCCCTGCACTTATACCGTTATTCTTCCAATCATTAACAGTTGTTTCAAGTTCTTCTATTCTAGCTACAAGTGATTGTATAAAAGTAGAACCGCTATAACTTTCAATTCTGCTTTCTGTCTGTGCACTTGTGTAGTATTCGCACATACCACTTGTATCAAACTTGCTATCTATAGCGTTCTGTGTGGCTGCGGAATAAGTAGTAAATGCGCTTGTTTCTACATAACCGCTTAATTGGTCTGATACATCTACATTTGCAATTGCTGTATCAACCTCTGATTTAGTGTAATAATTGCTTAAGTCTGTTGGTGTATAAGCACTAGAATCTAATTTAGTATCAACTGCACCACTAATAACTGATATATCACTATCTATACTTACAGAGTAAGAAGTAAAAGCACTTGTTTCTACGTAGCCGCTTAAACTATCAGAAACTTCACTAATTGCACTGTCTACTTCATTCTTTGTATAATAATTGCTTAAGTCACTAGGTGTATAGGCTGTTGCATCTAACTTGGTATCTACAACACCACTTATAACTGTTATATCACCATTTATAGAACTTATAGCGTTATCAGTAGTAGAAGTGTAAGCGCTGAAAGTGTCAGCACTAACGTAATTACCTGCATCTTGCTTGCTGTTAATTACACTTTCTGTTGATGCAGAATAACTGTTAAAGTCAGAAATTGCAAGTTTGGTATCAACTACACCACTTATTGCAGTAATCTTATTACTAAGTTCGCTAGTGTCAGCAGTTGTAGCACTTTCAAGGCTATCAATTCTTTCATTAATTGCTGTGTCTGCTGAAATTCTATTTGCAGTTTCAGCGCTGATAGAATCATTAATAGCACTTTCAGCACTAGTAGCCCTTGTTACTTCGTTACTAATTGAAGCGTTTAAACCACTTTCTACAGATTTAGCACGTGTTTCTTCATCACCTATTGCGGTTGTAAGTGCACTGTAATTTGAAGCGGCTGTAGCTTCAATTTCAGTTTCAGCGCTTGTAGCACGTAAGATTTCATTATTGATTACGTTAGTAATACCGCTTTCTGCTTCTTTCGCTCTGTTTTCCTCTGCTGTAATTGCAGCAGTTGAAGCAGTGGTTAAACTATCAATCCTATTTGATAGTGCTATATCTGCATTTGTTCTTGCACTAGTTTCACTTGTAATACTGTTAACTATAGCGGCTATTGCATCATCATCATCTGCTAATTTTTCTGCAATCTCTAAAAGTGTATCAAGTGCCGCAGGTGCACCACCAATAATTGCTTCTACTCTAGTATCAACGTAACCGCTTAACTCTAGTTCTTTATTAGTTGCCCTTGTAACCTCCGCTTGTAGTGCTGCATCATTTGACGTTATATAAGAGCCTACAACACCACTTATTGCATCTTCTTTTGCTGTTGCTCTGCTGATTTCATTTGCAAGTGTTGTGTTATTGCTTGATATATAACTTTCAACTCTAGCACTTATTGTATTTTCTACACTAGTAGCCCTAGTTACTTCATCACTTAAGGCTTGGTTATTACTTGAAATGTAATTATCTACTTTTGTATCAATTGCAGTTTCAGCGCTAGTAGCCCTTGTGATTTCGTTGTTAAGTGCTGTGTTATTAGTTGAAATGTAAGTATCTAATGCGCCACTAATTGAAGATTCTACACTAGTAGCACGTGTTACTTCACTTTCCCTTGCTGCTGTTTCTGCTGTAAGTGCGTTATTAAGCCTTGTTTCCTCTGCTGTCGCTCTGCTAATTTCGTCACTTAAAGCGTTGTCGTTTGAACTGATATAACTAGCAAGGTCTGTTGCTATTTCGGTTTCTGCGCTCGTTGCCCTTTCCGATTCTGCCGTTATACTAACAGATAAGCCACTTTCAACGTTTGTTGCTCTGCTGATTTCGTTTGAAAGTGCTGTATCATTTGAACTTATATAGCTTTCAACCCTTGAACTAATTGTTTGTTCTGTCGTTGAAGCCCTAAGAACTTCACTAGAAAGATTAGTAGATAGTGTAGTTTCAGCGCTAACAGCCCTATTAACTTCATCGTTAATTGCAGTTATAATTACAGTGTCTGCACTACTTCTTACTTCACTTTCATCTGTTAGGTCTTGGCCTAAATTTGTAATAAGGTCTGCTAGTTCACTTTCTGCTGAAATTGCCCTACTGTTTTCTACATCTATTCTTTCATTAATTACTGTGTCGGCTGAAACTCTGCCTTGTTCTTCTGCTGTTAACCTATTACCAAATTCATCTAGTATTTCCTTGTAGTCTATTTCTTCGTCAGGATATACAATAATATCACTATCAATGTAATATTTTGTAGTTCGAAACACTAGTTTATTGTACTCGTAATCTGGGTAATCTGCATCTTGTATATTATTGGTGGCTTGGTATTGTAAAACACCCTCACCAATATTTTTTAGTTCATCCCAGTCTAGTTTAATAAAATAGTCAGTGGCTACCGTCCCCCCACATCTTATAATATCTTCATCTTCTGTAGTTAATTCACGTTCAACTGCTACTACATCATCTTGGTTTTTTAAGATATAAAAGACATTACTTGAAACAGTGAAGAACTTTATACTAAAATCTGATATGTCTATTAACTTACTGTTTAGTTTAAAGTTAATATCTGACTGTCTAACCCTTTTCATTATTAACTGTCTTGTTTGTCGTTATCTTTATTAGCATTGATAGTGTTTTGATTAATGTCAGTAAATGGTATTATATTTTTGTTACCATCTTCACCAATACCATTGTAACCAAGTTCTTTTCTTACTTCGTTAATAGTCATTACACCAGTTGAAATAAGTGCGCTGTAGTAACTTGCTTGTGCTGCTTTGTCTGTTCTTAAGATTTCATTGGTTTCTAGTGTTATACTTAAGTTACTTTCACTTGGTTTAAGTAGTTTTCTGTTTAACTCGTTTTCAATCATCGTAATGTAAGGTTGCAAGGTGTGTACCAAGAAGTCATTTTGTACGGCTTCTAAGCTACTGTAACTAGTCTTGGTTAAGTCACCTAGTAGAACTGGAGAAATACCAAAGAAACGTGCAATATCATTAACGCTAAACTGTCTACTTTCTAACATTTGACTTTCTTTTGCTGAAAGTTGTATTGTTTGATAGTCCATATTTCCCTGCAATATTGCGATACCGCTTCCATTGGCTGTGTAAGTCTCATTCCAAGCCGTTCTTAAGTCCTCACGTTGTTTTTGGTTAACTGGACCTTGTACTTTAAGTATACCGTTAATCATCATTCCATTATCAAAAAATCCCTTAGCAGCGTTTTCTGAACTGTGAGCAATAGAAAGTGAACGTGCTGCATTTTGAAGCACTGACAAGCCTTTAATTCCATCGTAGGAAAACATTACAAAGTGTAACATATCCTTTGGGTCTACTTTCTTCTTAATCAATGGTACGTCGTAATAAAGTGTATTCCTCACTTTATCGTAGTTAATAATTACATCGTTCGGCTCTAAGTAACGTAATGTTTTAACCCTATCACCATTTCTTTCAATAAGTGCAAAGCCGTTGCCCCTTAAAAGTACCGATTGCACTAGTAGCTTAATTAAAGTGAACTTAGTAATTAGGTTATCTGCGTTACGGTCACTGAATACATAATTAAGTGGGTGTTTCTCTGCTTCATTCTTTCCGCTTTCATCACTTATCAATATCTTTATAGGTAGTGTCGCAATAGAATTACTGATAAGTTCTACTGCCCTATAAACTGCACTTAGATTCATTGCAGAATATTGATTAGTATTTGCAAAGAATGGTAAAGCACCAGTAGCATTACAACCAATGTAGGATAGTTCACGTTTTTCTTCTTTCTGGCTTCCAGTGAAGCCCAAACCATTACCAAAAAAACTCATTTCCTTAACTGTTTTCTTTTCCAAATTATTATTTACTATAAATAGTTTGGAAGTTGAAAAAGCACAAAAAAAGCAAGCTTTTTGGAACTTGCTTTTAATAATATATTAGGTCATTTCTTGTGCAGTTGATGGCAAACTACTAATTATTTCAATCGTATCTACAGAGCCTACTAACGTTATCATTCCTAGCCTTTGCCTTGCATTACCATTATTTTTAATATACAGTGTAGTTGATGCAGTGCTGTCTGTATATACGCCAATATTGTTTTTAATAACATAAGTGGCATTATTTCTAACTGTACTTGCGCCATATCCACCCACATAAAAAACGGAATATAGCCCACCAGCATCACCTCTAAGCGTTATAATAGATGAATATCTGCCGCCATATATTATTTTACATATTTTACTAGTTTCTATTAAAATAGTAGACAACTGCCCTTGTGCCAAATGTACCGTCGTGTCTGCTGTATGTGCTGACAAGCCATCGTTTAAACTATTGGTGATAGCTGTGGTAGCGTAAGAAGTCATACCGCTTGCATCTTGCTTACTTGATAACTTGTTATCTAGTTCACTTTTAGAATAACTGCTAGGGAAACCAATAATATTATTATTACTGTTTTTAACATAAAGTGTTTCTTTCCCTGCAAATAAGTTAACGGCTATTTCACCTAGTTTTAAGTCACTTGCTTTTGGTACTTTATCTTCTACAGTTGATAAAGCGTGTTGATACTTTGTTTTACTCATAATATAAATTACTTAAGAATGACTTATAAAAGCCTTATTTAACTATAAATATTAAATAATACAATTGTCGTAGTGTGTTTCTGTAAGATAGTGCCCTAAAGCGTCACACATTGCCGCTATACCATCTATCTTGTTTTCTGACATCTTATTTAACTTGATTGGCTTAACGTTATTATTATAATCTTCACGTAATTCACAGTTAGCGAACATCCAACGTGTTATTGGGTTGTTATCTATAACTAAGTGTTCATTACGTGCTATCATTTCTAAGTGTCGTGTTGGGCGATTCATTGAGCCAGTAGATTGGGAAAAAGGTACACAGTTAAAGCCCAATTCTGTTAACTTAATGATAAGTGCTGTTGATTGCCAACTATCGTAACTAATTGCTTGTATTGGAACTATCTTATTTATCATCTGAATCTTGTTTAGTATATACTCATAATCTACAACGTTACCGCTTGTTAATTCCAAGTAACCTTGTTCGTTCCAAACTCTATATTTTTCACGATTACTACTATCTTCAAGTGCTGATTGTGGTAAAAAGTAATAGTTCTTGAATATATATTTTTGATTAATATTATCAAACACTAACACGCTTATCGCTGTCATATCTGAAACGCTTGATAAGTCTAACCCAACATAAGAAACGTAATTTCCCCATTGACTTAAGTCTACTTTCTCTGAACACTTAAGTATATATTCGCTAGGAATCCACTCACCTATAGCACTTGCAACCCACTTGTTTAATATTTTGGTCTTAAAGTTAGTCATTAAACTAGGGTTGTTCTTAGCTTTTATTAGTTCTGATTGAATGTAATCTTGTGTTACTGTTAAACCTAAGTTTGGTTGGCACTTAAGCCAATTCTTTGGATTTTCTATATCATCATCTTCATCTAGTTCAAAAATAAAGGCTGCTAACGAATCATCTTGCAACTTACCGTGTAGAAGTTCAACACAAGTATTACGCATTTGGTAACAAGGGCTAGTAAGGTCAAAGCCACTTGTAGTAACGTATATAATTAGTGGCTGTGTTCTCATTCCTACTGAACTACTTAAAACTTCACTAACTGCGTTGTTTGGTGCTGCGTGGTATTCATCTATTACTGCTGCACTGATATTCAAACCATCCAAGCGGCTAGCGTCTGCGCTAACCACTTTCATTATACTTTTAGTAGGTGGGAACTTTATACTATCACGGTACTTTTTAAAGTACTTTCCTTTTGGGTCTATATAACTAACGTAGTTGGTAGCCATTGTAAACGCTAATTGGGCTTGTGCTGTACTATTTGCTGCAAATATTATTTGCCCATCGTTTTCACCATCTGCAACTAAGTGATATAAAGCCATTGCACTTGCTAATGCTGTCTTACCACTTTTTCTTGATAACTGTAGATACACTTCACGTGTTACCCTTAAGCCACTATCTTTATATATTAGACCATACACGTAATAAATCACAAACTTCTGCCACTCTGATAGTTTAAACTTACGGTGTGCAAACTTTCCAGTAGATAGGGTTAGTTTCTCGATGAAGTTAACAACCTTATCTGCTTTCTTTTCATCAAAAGTAATGGTATCTGATTCTAGATAAGATATAAAACGTTTGCAAGCAAGTTTAATCAACCCACCTGCAACTATTTCACCACTAAGAACCCTAGTAGCGTAATCAGTATATTTAGAATCTAACTTACTCACCTAGCAACTCTTTTAGTTCTTCATCATCTTCATTGGTTAGGTTAATCTTTGCTGCTGCTTTTGGAGTAAGCCCAAAAGAATCTAGTAACTTGTTAATCTGTATTTGTGCATCTAATTGGGTTTTTATTAGTGGATTTCTAGTCATTGCACCATTTTTGGCTACTAGCAACAAACCATCTTTCTTAATACCCTCTCTACACTGTTGGTATAGTTCTAGATTATCTGCTAATATCTCTAGTATCGTTTCCCATTCACTATTTACTTTTCCGTATTTCTCTTTTAAGTACTTCTTTACGTTTGTTATATACTTAATCGTATTTGTTGAATAATCGTTTTTGCTCATATATTGATACTTTTAAGATAAATATCTACTTGATTTCAAAAGTATCAATATATAAAATTAGTGCCTACTATCTTCACAGACTGTAGGCACATTGGAAAATATTTATAAAGCAGCAGAAACTAGTAATTAATACCAGTTTCCATCTGCATCAACCTGCATACAAACTTGGTCGTACTTTGCGGCATTTATCCCTAGTTCATCATTTGTAAAATAGGAATCTAGCCAATAAGTTTCCAAGTTTTCAGTATCATTAACATCTGTTGAACAATCACTAATAGTTTTGCCGTTTTCGATTTTTGAAATACCACTATTAAGCGTTGCAATTGCATCCATTAACAGAAACATTTTAAGATACATAACGTGAATAACGTTTTTTCTATCAAACTTCACATTTTTTTCATCATCAGTAATAAAACAACTAGTTTCGTAGTTGAATCCTTTGAAATTAATATTTTTCATTTTTATTTTTTAATTTAAATTTAAATAAATATTAATCTATCCTATTCACCTTGGAATTAGGCTTAGTTGAGAGACAATAAACACCACTGCAAGTAAACTTGCAATACAATAAATTGAAGTATTTTTAAGTGCTTCTAGGTGCTATCCAAAGTATCTTAATACCAACCTTGATAGCTCACTTTTGTTTTTCATTTTTGCAAAGATACGAAAAATAATTGAGATAACCAAAAACTTTAAGGAATATTTGCAAAATTCCAGTTTTACTGCCTAACACGGCAAAGATATATATATTATTTGTAAATTCCAAATTTTGAAGATACTTTTTTTATTGCGTTTACTTTTTAGTTACTTTTCAACACTGAACGTTTACTCAGTAAACGCCTATTATATATTATATAATATATTATATTAAATAGTATATATTAATATAACAAGAATCTTATAAAAAGATTCTTGTTAAATATTTAATATTATATTATATATTAATTAAAAGAATATTTTATATATTAATATATTATTGGGGTTTACCTAGAAATTATTTTTTTAAAAAGACTTGATTTTTTGAAAATATCTATTATTTTTTAAATAGAAAACGAAACTTTTCATTATTTCAAGATATTTATTATTGTGGGTTGGAACTCTAAAGTTCCAACCCAATTAAAAAAGAAAATAACTATTAAAACTTTAACTTCAATGGAAAATCTTAATACTATCACAGTACCAACTAACTTGTTTTTTGCGCTAGACAATAATCTAAGAATTGCCTTGGTGGTTCTACTTTCACTTTCTAACCGATTGTCAGACAAAGATGGTTATTTCTACAGAACCAATGAGGACTTACAGAAAGATTTCAAGATGGGTAAAAACTTAACTATTGCCGTTCTTCAATCGCTATACCAATACGGATTGATTGAAGTAGTAACCAAGCAGAGATTGACTAACTACTATCGTATCAACGTGGAAAAGTTCAAAGAGTACGAACAAGAAAACTTATATAATATCACCAAGAACAAGGAACTACACCTAAACACCGTAAACTATAAGGCAAAAGGCTTTAAAGTTACCTATAACGCAGGAAACAGCCCTCTAAGCCAAGACCAGTCAGCGAGTGAGGAAACGCCAAGCCCAACCCTTGAAAACGTCTCTACGGCACTGGAAACATCAAATCCAGAGATTCTTGATAGTAAAACGCAAGATGAAATTGGCGAAATGTGGTTAGAAGTCCAAAAGGAAAACAGCAAGGTTGAAAAGGCTGTAATCCTAACGCCCACCAATATCGAAATGAGGTCTTTGTCACATTTTGACCAACTTGCAAAGCAACGATGTATAGGACTAGTAGAAAGATACGAGAGTATGATAATACCAACTTCCAATGAATCTTTAGAGAAGTGCAACAAGGCTGCAAGCTATATCTATAATCAGTTTCAAAAGGGGCTAATAGATATAGAAGATAGGGATAGGCTAACACGTAGACTTATTGCAGCAAGGTTTAAAAAACACCGTGTTTGATAATTAGTTTCAGAAAAATTTGGAAGTTAAACAAAGTTTTTATAACTTTGCCCCAAGTTTAACTATAAA